GCTTGACCAGCAAAACCAGCCGCAACGTCTACAAGGCGACCTGCGCCGCTGCCGGTAGACTGGTCAATTAGACCTTTATCTTTAGTGGCTTCAGTAAGTTCTTTAATTGCTAAGTCAAGATCTCTGCCCGTTTGTTTTTGCAGCGCAGCAGTCTTTTCAAACGTAGCGCTTGGCTTACCAACTTGGCCTGGCTTACCAATAACTTGACCAAAACGATTGAATTGGGTCACATTACCAGCAGCATCAGTAACAGTATTAGCCACAACATCTGGACCATACTGCAAGCGTTGAGATTCAAGCGCTCTTTGGTTTGTAAGGTCTTGACCACGCATGGTAACGCCCATTTGTTCCTTTTGCGCTGCGCTAACTGTCATCTGCTCTAGGCGTTTTGCTGCGTTAGCGCCTAGCTGTAAAAACGTGTCCCTGCGCTTATCTAATGGCATATTGGCAACTTGTGCAAACAAACCTTGTGCTTGCTCAGGCGTCATTTCTTTTCTTAAAATGCTATCTTCTAAATACGCTTTAATGTTGCTATCAGACGGGTTAAACGCTAAATCAGACGTACGTTCACGGCTGCGTTCTAAATCTTGCTTACTAATTTTGCCGCTAAGTTCTTTAGTTTCTAAGGCTGCTTTTTCTTGGTCGCTAAGTAACTTACCGTACGCCAAACCAGTCTTACCAAACTTTGACAGTTGAGCGCGGGTTTCAGGTTTAGACAAATCAGCACCGCGTAAGAAGTTACGCACTTCTTGTTCTTCTTGGATTCCGCGTTGTAACTCGTTCATTTTTAACGCATTAACGCCAATTTCTTGAACCCGCGCAGTTGCCGCAACGGGGTCTTGAATTTGAGGCATCCGAAAGCCTAACGCAATGTTTGGATCAATTTGTGCCATATTTAGTCCTTATTATCCAGCCAACAATGTAGGGCCAGTAGAAGCGCTATAAGTAGGTAATCGGTTTAAAAGCTGTTGATTTTGATAAAAATTAATACCTTGACCTAAACCACCAACGATGGCGTTTGCTTGACCAATCTGCCCTGCCGCTTGTGCATTGCCTGCTCCAATAATATTAGAGCCTAATTGAGTACCTAAATTGCCTGCGGCGTTTGTTAGCGTATTAGCGCTTGTTTGCGCTGTGCCAGCAAGGGCTTGGTATGGATTTAGCGTACCTGCACGTTCGGCTTGGTAGCGGTTAAACGCGTTTTGATATTCTTGTGACGCTAAGTCTTGCCCGTAGCGCTGTGTACCCTTTAGGGTTGCGCCTGACAATAAACCGCCTCTAGCCGCAGCCGAACGCTCTAAAGCCTTCATGCCTTCAGACATACGGAAAGCGTAGCCTGGGTCGGCTGTAAACTTATCCATGCCAAACTCAGCCGTAGCGTACTTGCCATAGCCAGGTACATTTTTATCTTCGCTAAGTCCAAGTAACTCTAATAGTCGATTTTGACCTTTAAGACCTGCTTGTCTAAACGGTTCTTGCAGTTCAACTTGACGTTCAAACATAGCGCGTTGTGCGTCAGATGCTTGCGCGGCTGCGTTAGCTTGGGTGCTTGCAGCGCTTTTTGATGCTTGCGAACCAATAAGCGAACTACCTACGGTAACAGCAGCAATGGTACCTGTAACTGGATCAGGCATTTTTAAACTCCTTCATATAATCATCGTATGTTTCGCCATACAATCCTAAAACAATATGGGCGTTCTGCGCCGCAAATTCAGGGCCATGATAAATCTGCACCACGGCTAACACAATATCGTAATACCCTGCGCGCCAGTTATACGACTTAGCGTCGGCGCTCCCCGCACGTTCTACTGTATCTGATGCTTGCCATTTTAGTATATTTAATCCAACTATAGAAGATAAGCAATACGAATTAGCCATATAAAACGGATTTTGTTGCATACCGACTAACGTATTCCATATCAACAAGTTTAAATCTTTGCGGTTTACGGCGTCGTTATCGGCAAAATCGTCAAATATTTGAAACGCATGAAACAAGTCTAGCAACCACTTTACAGCGTCAGGCGGCAAAAACAGCCCTATGCTTAGGTTTTTTTGTAAGGCTTCTAAACTTTTGTCCATTAGCTTGTAATCTCACGTCCGTTAGACCGAATGTTAATGGCAGACGCCGTACCAGCGATGGTAGAGATAAAGCCACCAGACGCCAACGCAGCGCCCACAATCTCTGGGAATGTGTAGGTTTCCGCAGGTTGCAAGGTCTTGGTCTTAACGATCAAGTTGTCGTTGCCCGCTGATCCAGCCGCCGTTACAAGGTTTACGCTAATGGTTGCAGCGGTTGCGCTGTAATTGGTAGCGGTAAGTTTGTCAATAATGGTTGTAACGCCATTAGCGATATATTGGGTAGTTTGGGTATTCTCAGCCGTTTTAGCTGGAATAAGGACTCTTACGGTTACGGTCATATTAACTCCTGTTATTCAATCAGTAATGCGTTATTTGGCGCTTCTTGCATCATTATCCAGTTTGTGCCATTGGACACTAGCGTAGCCCAGTTGCCTGCCACATTCTCTAAAATGGCTGTACCCGCTGCACCGCCGCCCAAAGGTACTACGTTGCTAGATGCCGACACCAAAAACTGAGCTTGGTAGTTTTGAAACGTCAAAACACGCCCTGAATAAGATGATGCCGTAGGAAGCGTAACTGTGCAAGTAGAGCCAGACTTATTGTTAATAATCCATACTTCGCCTGCCCCTACTGTAAAGTCAGCGGTTTTAGTTACTGGTATGGTGTTTAACCCTGCAAACGCCGCAGATACAGCGCCTGCGTCCGCAACAGGTTGGGATTCTAAACCATCAACTTGTTTTTGCAATTGCGTAATTTGAGCTAATAAAGCGTTAATTAGCCCTTCTGCGCTTAACTCGGCGGCTTGTACTTGTTTTTCTAATTCTGCAATTTGCGCTAGTAACCCGTCTTGTGAAGGGTTAGTAGCAAATCCTTGAATTTTAATGTCGGTGGAATTGGTAATCTCGTCCACGGTGGCAAACGGCGGCCCTACCTGCAAGTCTGTAAGGCTAGTTGGGCTACTACCCGCACCTGTTAAATCAAACAAGTTTAGAAAAAACCGATACCACTCACGGGATAACAACCCTGTGGCGGGGTCTGTTAACGGCGTGCGAGGCGCCGGTATGGTTGTGACGTTAAGCGGACTAGGCACGGGTTGGACTCAATAACAGTTCAGCGCCAATAATGGCAATCTTAACTGGATCAGTACCTGACACCTCATAGACCCGATCACGCAACTTTAAGGTCATGCCAAGCCGACGCCAAAAGACACGGCGGCCGTATTGACCAATACGCCCCATAGACGCCCAATGTTCGTTTGACCAGGTATGACCGCCGTCATCTGACCAACGCAACATGACTTCAGGGTTAACCCCCTGCGTGGTTACGTAATCTAATATGATGTTATCGCCGTTTTCAGCGTCTATACGGTCATTGGCTTCAGTAAGCAAATAATCAATAATAATTTCTTGTGGGTCAATACCATTAATCCCTACGCCCGTTTCGCAGTCTAGCTGTAGGCTGTGCTGGGCGGTACGGCGCAGGTTGTTTTGACCACTAGGAATAACGCGCCAAGAACGCAACCATTTTTGAACTTGCCCGTTATCGGCATAGACGTCTAAGTCATACGCGTACAAGTTACCGCTTTCATAGTCACCAAGGACTACTTCGCTATTAAACGCTGTTTGGCAGTTAGGACGATAACGAATAAAATTGCCGTTTGACCAACCTGCACGTTCATGCCACGATTGAGTTGCGACATCGTACACCCATGTCTTTTGTACAGTTGGAAAGGTTAAAACGTAAAAGCTATGCCCGTCTTGCTGATAGGTGTAAGCAATAGCGTTGCTAATGTCGCCATATTGTTGGATTTGCCATTCAATCGCATGATTAGATGCTCTAACGCCTGTGTATCCATTATTACGATATACGATGCCACGACCACGGGCGTCTTGCCCTAGCCAAAATATGGAATTGTCTAGTTTGGCTACAGAAAATGCGGCAGCGCAACCAATCTCGTTAGACGCGCCTTGAATACGGGCAAGCGGGAAATCAGGTGTACCAGCGTCGTACCAAACCTCAATGGAATTTGTGCCAAATAGCCACGCTTCACGGTTGTTAACAATAACGGCTACTAAACCATCTGGCGAACCTTCAGCACTAGCAAAATCCAATGGATCAATCTGTGTGCCTTCTAACAGGCTAGTAACCCATATTTTTTGGCTGTTTGGCTCGTTAAAAATAAAGTATCCGTCAAGGTAACTAACGGTGACGGCGCCAGGGAAGTCAATATCAGTAATCTGTTGAAAAACGTTAGTTTGAGAGTTGTATATATAACTTGGGCCATTGGCTGCCACAAACAACTGCGTGCCATTATCAGCCATAGATACTTGCCCTGTACCCGCTACAGTGCCTAACGCCGTTGCGGTGTATGAGCTATTAATTTTGTACAGGGTATTTCCTGATACAGCGTACATAAACCCTTCAAACGCCCACAAGCCACGCACAGGGCCATTACCAATCGTAGTTAATAAACTTAACCCTGGGGCGCGGTTAAGAAAGCCTGCTTCTTTACCTTCATTGGGGATGGCTTCAGGAAACAAATTGACCATGCGGTTGTCTGCCGCATTGATGCTACGGGCTACATACGCTTGCCCCAGAATCGGGGTTTTCATTAGTAATTACCCGCATAAATGTTAAACCGCTGACGTGTGCCTACTAAACTGTACGGCAAAGCCATGATGTCGTCAGGATTGTTAATACGCTTCAGATTGCGTTTAGAGGTCATAGCAAGCCTTGCAACGTTCGGGGGTGGCTC